AATTATTATATATATTATTTACTTAGAATATACTGTTGTTGTTCCGGCTAATTTTACTTCATCTTCGATCGTTGACATTCCGATCATCGGAGGATTCTGAGATCTCAACATCTTATATGTCCAACGCATTTGTTCCTTCGTAAGTGGTAGTTTATGAAATGCGAAGTTACAAATGGAACCATTCAACCCCTTATTGTCGTTTGTGTCGCCAACAGTAATCGGTTTCATGGAAATATCTGGCATGATAAAGTCGCTTCGAACAAGCAACTTATTATTCATGAAAAAATCCATCGTTTTTCCGTTATAATTCACAACGAAGTAATTCCATCTTTGAAGAGGAACCGCCACATCGAGATCTTCGTCATTATCCACCAACATTCTGATTTGGTTTTGTTTATTTATGGATTTACCGGCAATAATCGTATTGTAATTTGCACGCGAATTGTATATCACCGTTTCTGATGATGTTGAATTACTGGACATATCTAATGTTTTACACGACAATTTCAACTCGGTTGTGGTTTTGTTATAGGTCATTCTTGGAACGCCACCGAAATCAAATATCTCTAAATCAGTATTTGATGAAGCCACCGCATTATTCAATAAGAACCATCCCGAAATAGAATAATTGTAACGCTTTTTCTCTTCAACTGGACAGTTGGCGGCTTTGTCCGCGGGGGATCGGTCAATACCCGTATTATGGTAAATGAAAATTTGTGGACTCTGTGTATTCAAATTGGTATCATACTTCTGTTTCAACGATACAGGAGCGTGTACGATTTGAGAAGCGGATGCTCCTATATAGTTCAACAAGTAAGGTCCACCGTATAATATCGCAATCAGAAGCAACTCGATTGCGACAATAATCCATATCGGTCGTGTAGTATCGCCTACAACAGATTGTGATGACTGAAGCATATCCAAGAATAAACAAGGAATGAAAATGATTCCCAACCACAATAACTTCAGCAATTTCAACCCGATCGCAGATTTTGTAAGATGGAATATGAACATCGCCAAAATAAGCACGACCATTACGCTATGTTGTTTATAATACGCAAGTGCGCACAATATAATAAAAAATACGGTATTGATGATAAAGCGGACGTTGCTGAATAAATCCGCCACGGAGGGTGGTTTGCTTTTTGTTCCTCCGATCGTTTTCCCCGGATTTAATGTGTCAATAAATTCTAGGCCATAATGAAAGAATAAGATGACGATACCTAATACGGTCATTCCAGTAACTGACATACGATTTTTATCATCTTTGTCGCGGTCATAGATCCAGACAATGACCATTAAGATAACATATACAATATGGGTAGCACCAAACGCGAGCTGACGGAGTGGCTTTTGTTCGTCTTCTGTTTTCATGTCATCAAACAAATAATTTTCGGGCGTTTTGTTATTGTTGGCGGTCTTGAATTTCTCTCGAAGCGTCGAAACTAGACCGGCGATACCGACAATCGCGATGAGAACATAGATTGTTTGTGCTGTGGGTGAATTCAAATTCGCCATGATACCGCCAGATGCGACTGTCTCTGTGCCACCACCCTTATTCATGAAGTCGGCATCAATCTTATAGACATAATAGACGATCGCAAGGATGAGAATGACGAATGATATTGTGAGTAATAGAACTTTGATGAGCTTCCCGATTGCGCTTACTTTGGCTTCGTTGTTTCCGGTGGTGGTATCGGCGGCGGTGGCGTGTCGGCCGATTATTGTCTGTCGGAAACATACGAAGATCGATATCACTCGCATTCCATTCCCAAAATTTCAATTTGCCAAGTTCTTCATCGCGTTTATCCGCAAAATCTTTAATACCCGTCAAAGACCCGATACCATAAAGAATCGCACGGAATAATACGATAATCAACCACGGGACTAAATATATGGTTGTAAGTAGCAAACGCACGCCTTTTTTCAGAAAATTTTCGTTTTTAAAGTCATCATGTATGCCTGCCCACAAGTGATATCCGGTAGGCATCGCACATATCGCTAGAAGAATAACAAACGCGATCGCCCAACCCCAGTTTTCAGGGACAACCGGTAAGCTTGTATCTGTTTTTGATTCTTGTGCTGGCTTGTCCACACGTAAATAATCCCACCACCATGATAGACCTCCTCCAAATAATAGCAAAAAGAATACAATAGAACATATTATGCCTTTAGTTACACTTCCTGATGTATCATCATTTTTGTTAAATTGCCACACTTGAACCGACTCCGCGAATTTCAATATCGAATCAAGACCGCCAACATTCATTTCCTTGACAATCGGAAGCAATAAAATCGCGCATAATAAAAGACCGACAATAATAACAATAAAAAAAGCGTCGATGAGTTCTTTCACACGGGAAAACATATCACCGGTGAATGTTCCGGCAATCCAATCACTTGTTTTTGGTGAAGTGGTGACATTCGTGAATAAAACGGAGACCCACATCACCAGCAAAATAACAGACAAAAATGGGATCATCGAAAACCATTTGGCAATACGAATAAAGAGAGTGCTTTTATCGGAATGGTCTGTCAATAATTTGTCCCAATCATTTGATGTCATCGTATCATCTTTGATTTTCTTTTGGATATAATTGTCGGTAATTGTTTTGGCGACGCTACCACAATCAAGGTTGGTTGTGTATATCAGTGAGTCCTTCAGCCAATCTTTAAATGAATCTGGTATATTCCCACAGTCTGCCAGTTTCAACCGGACATTATAACACATAAGAATAAATACAGAGATAATTACGGATAATATCGAAACAACACTTAACATCGCGTTCATCGGTTCGAATGTTTTCGTTTTATCTTGATTAAGACGGGCTTGTAATGCGGTGTTAATCGTTTCTCGATTATCTGCGTTATTCGGGTCTTTTTTCTGTAATTCTTTGATGACTTCTTGTCGAAGTTGTTGATAATATCCACTATTTGCGAATTCGTTGTTCGGTTGATTATCTTTATTTAAAACGTCCGTTGCTGAAGGTTCTTTGTATATGAGATTATTTACCGCGAACTTAATCGGAAAAGCAATATACGCGACGATGACTAGAATCACGAGTGCGATCGGTATTAGAAATTTATGCGTAGTGATTTGCGGGCTTTGTCCAAGTGTCGTAATGATAAAACCGATAAGCGCAATAAACCATACGATTCCGTGAACTAAAAATGTTTTCTGACCATATTCAGTTAAATCTTTGGCACCAGCAATACCGTCATTCTTTTGACTCGCAGCTAAGAATATACTCGCCGGTATTCCTAAGACTAACACGAAAGCGATTATTGCTGCGATTTTACTACCTTTTGTAGTTAAACCCTTTGATGTATTTCTCCAAATAAAATAACCAACTGCCAAAAAGAAAGCGATCTGGAAAAATAAACCGAAACCTAGTATTAAATCTGCGGTTGTTTTTGCGAAGCTTTCCTTGCTTTCTTTACTTGACAACGGATCGTCGTTGACCTTATCCATCGTTTGTTGGATTTCATTTCCACGAACAATCATCGGTACACCAACGATAATCGAAATAATGATGTAATGAATCCATTTGCTGATGGGTTGGTGTTCGCCGAACCTTTTATATAACGCGATTATAATGCCACCAATCAATAAAATAGAACCAAACCCTATCATGCTTCGTGTAAGGTCAACGTTACTTACATTTTCTGATGCTTGAATGCTACCAAACCCCATACCTAATCCGAGAATAAATAGGCATACTGGTAATATAATCCGAATACCGGTGTTAGACAGATTATCAGATATATTAAAATTGGCAACAGGTGGTGACGGTAGAATCGTGTCATTTGAACCTTTCATGTCAATAAACTTATTCGGAGAAATAGAATGAATATACAACACGTAAAGAAATGTAAGAATAAGTGATACGAATATTGGCCAATTACCTTTTGAAGTCATCAATTCCGACGAAACAAATCCAATCAATACTATAATCACGATCACGATGATAGGTAGATAATTCAGTATTTTTTTAATATGGAGTGCTTCTTCGATAGAAGATATAGCATTTGTTTCCTTTTTTCCATCTTCGCTGTCTGGTTTTAAAATATTGCTGCTTGCTGGCGGTGGTGCTGCTGACATTCCGTTACTATTCAATATAATGATAACACCCTCAGTTATAATTATAAAATATAATAATGTCGGCCTGACTACGATGCTGATACAAATACGATACAAAAATCTATAAAAAGGACATCGCGGTCTTTTTTCCGTGACAGTCGCGGCATAAAGCGACTAAATTATCGATGTGATTGGAACCGCCATGTTCTAAAGCGATGACATGATCGACCTCGAACCAAGCGGGGAGCTGGCGCTGACAATCACCGCATTTCCAGCCTTGTTGTGCTGCGACATACTTTTTCTTTGTTTCGCTTACACTACGCTTGCTAGAGTTTTTGCCGGAGTTGAGCAACCTTCTCTCAGCGGGGGTTCCGCCGGGGGTTCCGCCCCCCCACGACGGCCGTGCTATTGGTTGCGCGGTTCTTGCGCTGGGTGTTCCGACAGCACTACTCATCGCTCCGCCCATCGCTCCGCCCATCGCTCCGCCCATCGCACCACCGTCGTGGGGGGGCGGAACCCCCGGCGGACGCCCCGTCATATCAAAAAACGGCGTGATCATATCCGCAGTTCCTTTACTTATCGGCATATACTTGATGATATCGTTCGCATGAAACAACAATTGCCTAGAGTTTTCCGGATTGCGGCGTAAAAACATGAAGAGCGATAGACCGATGAACCCGAATGTCGCCATCTTAATCCACTTCTGATTGCTTTGAAACATTTTCAACGGCTGACCATCATAGTATGTGTTTATAATAAGAACCGCCGTAATAATAAATATGATATATTCGGTTTTTACCATGTATGCTGCGGATGGTTTGACTGTGGTTGGTTGGTAACTTATATATAGTCTCGAATATTTCGCTACCGATTATGATAGTAATACGCAGCATACCCCAACCCAGCCAACAATAACAAATACACGAGCTTCTCTCGATACTTCAGTTCTTCCATGATTTGGACAGACCGAGGGCGATAGTGTAAATAATATCTCTCGAGAGCATCATGTAAACTCACTTCATCCTTCATCAATAGAACATTATATCGATT